TGTGGTCGCTGATAGGTAGAGAGGGTTGCCTGCTGTCAGGCCGATTGTGTTGAGTTTGTAGAGAGGCCCGGAAGTAATCACGTTACCCTCTGCGCCAGCCGCGATGGTTTCGCTCACGAATCCAATAGTTCCCCGGCTGGTTGCTTCGCTGTTGGCCTGTGCGAGCTTGGCGGCAATACGGTTACCCTGTGAGCCGGAAATGTAAACTACCTGCCCCTTGGTGAAAGCCGAAGCCGTGTCGTTGTAGACCCGGGCGAATTGGTTCATTCCGACCTGCTGAATTACTCCGCCCTTCATCTGTAATTGGAGCGTGCCGTCTCCGGAATCCCAAAAGACCGAGCCGTCTGTTGCTGGGGTGTTGGTCGGGGTGTTATCGAACTCTAAGTTCCCAAGCTGCACACCGTGTTCGCCCAGATTCACGTCACCGGATGCGCCGGAATAAGGCACTTTGTTCGCGCTCAGGAAATCGAGTGCGTTCTGAATCGGAGCGGTTACGCCATTCAGGTACTGAAACTCTGTATTCGATACCGTGCCGTCTGCAATCTTAACCGCGTCGATACCGGACGGCAAATCGCCCGCCGCGATCGTTAGCGTGCCGAACTCAAGGCCGGATTCGTCTGATTTTACTTTGACGTACTTTCCGCCCGCTCCCGTATAGCTCGCAGGTACATCGCCCAAATCGACAAAATCAGCAGCCCCGCCACCGCTGCCGCCCCAATATTGCAGGCTGTTCCACGCTCCCGCGCCTGTACCAACTTTGAATTTGCGTGTATCTGTTTCCAGTCCGACTTCGCCTTCTGCCAGTACCGGATTTGTAGCTGTCCATTGTGCAGCCGTGCCGCGCCTCAGTTTTATCGTTATGTAATTGCTCATGAAACACCCCCGTCTATAGTAAGTGAGTAAGTAGAATTGTAATAGCCGCCGTCAATAATCAAGATATCTTGGTCAATGTTGGGGAAGGCATAGTCATTGGATGGCACTTGGCAGAAATCGCGGTTCACCGGAACGCCAACTTCAATCCGAACCGTATAACCTGCGACAATATCGCCGTGAGCGTCCATGAATGGAATGGCATCGTCGTTTACCTGGAAGTTCACCCGGCTGTTGCGGTAGACATACTGCAAGGTAGCGATCAGGTCATCCATGATTTGCATGGTGTCGCTCAGAACTTCCATTTGATTCGTGCTGTCCTCAAACTGCCTGTCCATTACGGACATCACGAATGAGTATGTTTTCTCCTTATCGTTCGCGGACGAATCGTACATCATCGTAGTGGTGTCGGGAATGCACCATACAAGCGGATAATTGTCTTTGCTGCCGTCCGCCACTAAGTCATACTCAGGGCCGAAGGCAACATAGCGCACCATCTTATGGTTTTCCGCTGCCCGGCGTATTGCTGCTATTATCTGATTTAGCGTCATTTAGAAACTTGCGTAATTTCTCCTCATTCTTCTTCCGCCACGCCTTACTTTTCGAAATAGAAGCCGAGGTTTTGTCCTTCGCGGTTTGGTTTATCGATTGCATCGGGGTCAGGGTTTTGCCACTTAGGGTACTTTTCAGGGTACGTGCAGAGGTACTTGTTCATCCTCTCAATAAAATGGTCTCGCTTCTGCGCGTACCGCTGTTCAATCAGCACCATTTCTTCACGCGAAATACTGGTCATGTTTTCGCCATCGCGCTTCATGATTGACTTATTCGTGAACTTGAACGTCAGCGGAAGGACGGCTTCGTACAGGACAGAGTATTTCAGGATGGGCTTAATGTAGTCATTGAGAAGGGTCGTATTATCCGCGCTCAGGCTTGACGGAAACTGCGTGTACAGCTCATTGTACAGGTCGCTCCCAATCGTGTCCCTAAGCGTCACTTCCTGCGCTTCCTGCAAACTCATCTGAATGAGCTTCGGGTCTAAATTGTCCTGTACCGGCGTGTTTTCCTTGATATACGCCGTGTCAATGAAGTATTTGAAACTCATCCTATGCGCCTCCTGTAAAGTTTAGAATTCCAGACGTGCCTGCATTGGGGGACATGGGTTGTTGTACCTGCAATGGTTCGCCATCCGCCGCGCCGCTTCCATACATCGTAATCAAGTTCCGCGCTCATTGCATCGATTTCTTCGCGTGTGTATAGTTTTTTCTCACCGATTAGAAACCGGCAAAATTCCCGTGTGCCGTCTATGATTGGCTTACCGCCTACGTCAGGATTTACCCCGTATTGGTACAGGACAAAGATTTCAGTATCTACCCCGCCCGATTCCGCGATGGATTGCGCACCGCTGTCTGTGATTTTGATTTGATTTTTGTCCCATGTCACAAAGCCCTTGTCTTGCATTGTCTTTATAACCTTCGTGGCCTGTTCTTTTTTCACCCTTGCGCCCTTGGCGATTTCTTCCAGGGTGGCCTTTGGGTTATCGCGGATCACCGCCACAATTCGCAGTTCCGGGTTTGTCAGTTCGGCAAATAATTCCGGCAGTTCTTCGTAATCGGCCTCGTTCCGGCCATACTTGGCGAATATTGCCTTATCGGCTTCATCATCCCAGCCGAATGGGTTAACCGCGCTCATGGTTGTTGCCACTTCCTGAGTAGCATAGCCCAATGATTCGCGTGTTTCGTTGCGGTCAAGAATTCCGGTTGTGAACAGCTGTACGGTGTCCTGTGCAGCGGGTTCGGCCAATACCGTTCCGATTTTGCCTTCAAAGCCCATAGCCTGAAACATCCGGGTAAAAATCCGCTCCATCTGTTCGCGTTTTGGGGCTACATACGCCCGGTCGAACACCTCATACGCCTGCGTAAGTTCGTTGCGCCCGCCTAACTGACCTTCTACGCGCACACCGAACAGCATTGGAGATGTTACCCGGTGAGCATAAAAGATGTTATCGCGGACGGTTTCGGAAAGCTGAAGGTATTGCTTATCGAAGTCGCCCGGCATCAAGTCCACCACCTGCAAGGGGTCTTCGCCCTTTTCCATCCAACTGATAAGAACGCCATTTGCGTTTTCCGTGCCGGTCGTGTTGGCCTTGAACTTGCGGTCGAATTCAGACTTTATGTCCTCGGTTGGCTCCCCTTTGAAAATCTGAATGATTTTGCCAAGTGAAAAGCCATTGGTAATGTTGTTGTAGTGAAAGTCCGCAATCTTCGTGTCAATCTCGATGTAAGTTCGCGCGGGATACCAATCCGGCAGAGGATACACACCTTCACCGGCCCGGTATTGCTTGAACCACAGAACTTGAGTTCCCCCCGGTTCTTCCGGATTGAACGCAGGGAACTCTAATTTGTCCGTCCGCCTGTCCTGCCAATCCTCAGAATACCATACCTTCGAAGCATCCTGATTTACCCGGCACTTGTCAAAAGGCAGGTGGTAGAATGCCACAACCCGCGTTCCGGGAACATTCCATACAGCCTGAATCGCATAACCCCCGAAATTCTCTAAATCCATCGCACATTTGAAGCGCAGATCGTGCCAGCTTTCGTAAGGATTGGCGTAATTCAGCGCATTGGCCGCGCCTGCCTGTGCCGATGTATTGCCTGTCAAGGTAACGGTTGTATCCTTTCCCGCGATGAATTGCGCCTTCTGGGTTACGATGGCATTATGGAGCGATGATGAATTATACAGGTCAAGTATGACCTTGGGGAAATCATTCTTTTCGCCGTAAGTATACCACTCTTGCCCGCGTGCTTCTTTGAACTTTGGCGGTGGCGCAACTGCGAAGTTTATCCTCTGAAAATCTACCTTCATTTTACTTTCATTATGCCCGTCTCAACAACCTCATTGGCGTTGGCAGGGTTTGTGTTGGAACTGCTGGATTGCGCGTAAATCGTGTATTCGTATTCCCCCTTTTCCCATGCCCCACTCTGCGCCGTGGTGATGGCGAATTGATTGTATCGGGTGGGAAAACTGCTAAGGTCAGTTACCAATAGGTTATAAGTGATTGACCGCTCTTCGCGATTATTGATGGAAAGCAGGAAGTAGTAAGGCGGATTGAGCGTTACCTTTTCCGTGGCTGTCACCAACAGGGTGGATGTCTGCGATGTATCGACGATAAGCATCTACCTATAATGTATCAGATAGAAAATTGTACTTACTTTTGTGTATGGATTATCCAAAGTCTTGGAAGGCAGTCAGTCTATCGCAGTTATACGAATTGGATTTACTCCGGCAGCGGTCAGACCTCGATGCAGAGGAAACCATGAACCAGATGCTTTCCGTGCTTTCCGGTCAGCCTATCGAGGAAATCGAAAAGTTGCCCCACACCGA